AGTTTAACAAAAGGAGAGATTAAAATGTTCAAGCAAGCAACGGCAGCACCAAGCATTATAAACCGCAAGGCAATACAGCAACAACGCCGTCGCGCAGTATGGCAAAGTATGCGAGCGGCAGCAGTAGAAGCGGTACAATGCCGCATCAAATTCATCTCATACGCTTATTAAACCGGAGAATATATAATGGATGTTTTTATAATCGCATATATTATTGTAATGTTCGCAATTTGTTTTATAGTATTCGAGATTTTCTCATCCCTAAAATAACGGAGATATACTATGCCTTTTCTTATTATAAAAAATGCTAGAATTGATTTTTTCCCGAACGAATTTTCTTACCGCACCGCGTCAAACTTGATGCGAACGCTTGGCACAGCATACTTGAAGGGATTTTCTATTGTATCAAGTAACACCCCCAAGATTCTGGATGAAAGGCATCGTTACACGGCAGCGTGTCAATTGGTACACGATAACCTTGACACCCACGAAATATACGGGGCGCAAAATTTACGGAACATATGCCTTGAAAAATTGACACCATAAGCATTTGCTTATATAGGGGGCGGTTAGTTGACTGCCCTTTTTCGACACCCTACAGACCCACCCGCGCGTACGTAACTTGAGAAAAAAGCTACAAAAGGTAATTAGACGCTAGGGTTGTGCAAGCTTAAGCCGTAGGCTTCAGTTAGGCTCAGTTGATATTCCTGGCTCAATTGATATTCCTGGCTCAATTGATATTCCTGGCACAATTTAATTGGCTGTCCCATACTGGCACAAATCAGAGATATTCACAATTGATATACCCTCAAAAAATTTACACTTGCGGAACATGCCCTAAAATGATATAATGTATAAATCTTAAATTTACACTAAACATGAATAATATCATCCCACACACCCCCGCAGAGGGCCTGGCAATCAGCCCGGAAGCGTTAGAAATAGCTAACGCGTATTTACAGTCACAAGACCTGCATAAAGTGGCAGCAGACCTCAATGTTCCCTTAGATAGGGTAACACAATACCTGGCTAGACGCGAGGTAAAAGCCTATATAGATTCGGTGTTCCTGGACTACGGCTTTAACAACAGGTTCAAGCTGCGAAGTATTATGGACGCGGTAATTAACAAGAAGTTGGAAGAAATGTCAGAAGCTGATATCGGGAGCTCCAAGGACATAGCTGACCTACTTACAATTTCCCATAAAATGACAATGGACATTCTAAACGCGAACATCAAGCTTGAAGAGGCTAAGAACAAAGTAGGTATTAGAACCCAGACCAACGTACAGATCAACGAGGGTAGTGGGGGTAACACCTCAAACTACCATAACCTCCTTAGCAAGTTAATGTCACCACAGAATATCACCCTAAACTAATTAAATTATGATAAACAACGAAGCCATAGTTATTTACAATAAGGGCACCAAAGCACTAATAGATAAAAAGTACGAGAAAGCGGTAACACTACTTAAGAAGTCTATAAAAATATTTGAGACTACAGATGCATGGCTGAACCTAGGTACGGCTTATAAATTCTTAGACAGAGATATTCTTTGCGTGAATGCTTTTAAGCGCGCCACTTCTAAAGATATGTATTGCATGGAAACATGTGAGTCTGTAGAAGCTATGGCATACAACAATCTTGGGTTAATGGCGTATGTTAGAGGGGACGACACCTTAGCGGAGTCTTATTATCATAAAGCTATTGAAATTTGGAAAAACAGTATATCACTTGAACCTAGTTTGCGCAAACATACGCCTTTGGCACCAACCTGCGTTGTTGGTAAAATGCCTTTCTATGATGCTAAATGGAACTTAGCCACTTGCGTTTTACGACAAATGTGCTCTGGCTCCTTTGACAGATGGGCGGAGGGTTGGGATTTATATGAAAATAGATTCCTAAAAACTTCCATAGTAAAAGTACATTCTGTCTTTGGATTTTTAGCTAATAAAATTTGGTGCGGGCAGAGGGATTGTCGAGTAGTAATTGCGCAAGAACAAGGACTCGGGGACAATATCATGTTTGCACGATTTATCAAACAACTAGAAACTGACTATAATATTAAATGCGCCTTACAGGTTCACGAGGGTCTAGGAGTTTTATTACGTGCAAATGGGATAAATTGCCCAGTAGAAATAGATGTGCGCAACTTTGACTATATGCTACCCCTAGGGTCCATATGTAAGTGGGTTTCGTATGTCGATAGAGCTCCGTATATTTCTGCCTCATCCGTTATGGAACTAGGTTCAAACGCATTAAATATCGGCGTTGTATTTTCTGGGTCTTCGGCACATACAAACGACCGGCATAGGTCTTGTCCTTCAGGTAATTTTAAGTTTCTAGAGAAATACGGTAAACTGTGGTCCCTAAACCCCGGGGCTGTGTTGCCTAACTGGATATCCCCCTTAGAGATTAAGAACTGGAATGATACTGCATCAGCTGTATCGGCTATGGACTTTATTGTAACGGTTGATACCTCTTTAGCGCATTTAGCTGGTGCGATGGGCGTACCTACTTTCATGCTACAACCATGTAAGGAAACCGACTTTAGATATGGCGTAGCATGCACTGAAAACATTTGGTATGACTCTTTAAAAGTAATATCAAATCCTAATAGCTGGGAAAAGTGTATGCAGAACCTTAAGAAAGAACTGTTAAAATGAATATCATGCACTACTTGAATAACCAGTTGAATACTAAGGCATACAACTGGCTATTTATAGTATTTTTTATACTAGGCATTATTACAGCAATCTTAGGGCAGATTATATTAACGCTAATAGCGGCCCTTATCTCCTATATGGCCGCTAGTGCAGGGGATACTACAGTACCCTAATAACATTCACCCCAAGGTGCGAATATCACACACCCAACTGCGCAAACGTATGCCTACGGCATCAACCTGCCCACACTAGGGTCGATACATTACAGAAAGAACAAATGAACTTAGAAAGAAAAGATTTAGAAGAACGCGCTAAAAAGCTATACCCTCTTAGCGAAGAAATGCAAAAGCAGTGGGTTGAGAAAACCCTGATATTAACAAAGACAAGGAAGCATGTTCTCTTTGGTGGCAAAGGCTGGAGTAAACGGTGGTAAATAAAACAGGGTTACCAAATGAGCGAATCTAAATTAAAAACATTAAACAAACAACTAGTTACAGAAGTTGACCGACCCCATATTCAATCTGTCGTGGGGAAGTACGGTAGGACATACTATTTTCGACATGACGAGTTTGTCGGAAAAAGTATTTTTGAGTACGGAGAATTTTCACCGGAAGAATGCGCGTTTATTGTGGGTTTAGCGAACGAAAGACCAGGAGAGCTCGTGCTTGACGTGGGGGCGAACCTAGGGGCGATTTCTCAGGCATTGGTAGCCAATGGGAGTAAAGTTGAAGCATTCGAGCCACAACCTGAAATCTTTGCACTGCTAGAAAAGAATTGCCCATCAATTGAGTGCCATAACGTAGCACTGGGGAATCACGCAGGAACTGCGCAGATGCCCCGGGTTGACTACTCTAAGAAAGGTAATTTTGGGGGCTTAGGTATTGGCATGGGACACGGTCTTCAAATTCAAATGCTCACGCTAGATTCTTTAGAATACAATAACGTTGGGCTGATAAAGATAGACGTGGAAGGGTTCGAGGAGCTTGTCCATCCATGCTAGAAATCTCGCGAGATGGCATCTCTTGCGATGTGCTTCAGGATTTTGGCGATAAGCGCTTTATTAAGCTACCTATAGAGGGGTATCTACGGCTACTACCCGTTACCTTAGATGATGGTACTAAGAGCAACTGCTGGGAGGAAATAAACAGACCCCAGATCGCGCTTATCAATGCAATAAATAACCCTAAGTACCGGTTTATATGTGCTGCGTTATCCCGACGCTTGGGTAAGACCTATATATCTAATATCATTGCTCAGTTAACTATTCTTATACCTGACTTCCATGTACTAATCATGGCACCGAACTACAGCCTATCAGCTATATCATTTGAGCTACAGCGTAAGTTTGTTAGGTTCTTTGACTTAGAGGTTGACAGGGATAACAATAAAGATAGGGTTCTAGAACTTTCAAACGGCTCTTCAGTACGGGCCGGTTCTATTAGCCAAGTTGATAGCTGCGTTGGTAGGTCATATAACCTGATCGTATATGACGAGGCAGCACTCTCTAAATCAGGTGAAGAATCTTTTAATGTTGCTTTAAGACCTACACTAGACAGACCCGGTTCTAAAGCCATATTCATTTCTACGCCGAGGGGAAAAAAGAACTGGTTTACAGGCTTCTATAATAGGGGCTTCAGCCCCGAGTTTCCGCAATGGGCTTCTATCCATGCAGACTACCTTGAGAACCCTAGAATGTCAGTTGCTGACGTAGATGATGCTCGCCGGTCTATGTCGAAGGCGGAATTTGAACAAGAATATTGTGCCTCATTCAATACTTTCGAAGGACAGATATTTGAAGGTTTTGATGATGACAACATTCAGTCTGAGATGCCTAATCTTAGCGAGTGTGAAGTATTTGCCGGAATTGATCCGGGCTACCGCGATCCGACAGCTTTCGTAGTTATAGCGTATCATATCCCTACGGATAAGTTCTTTATAATAGATGAGTACTTACAGAACGCTAAGACTACAGATATTCATGCGGCCGCCATGCAGGAGATGATAGTTAAGTATAATATTGATAATATCTTTATTGACTCTGCAGCCGCTCAATTCGCTAGCGATTTGGCGTACATTTATGACATATCTACAGCTAAAGCTAAGAAGCAGGTTAATGAAGGCATAGCATACGTACAAACCTTAGTAGAGAAGAAACAAGTAATAGTACTAGATAGATGTACGCATACATTGGATATGATGGATCAATACCAATGGGATACAAACGAAGCTTTAATAACAGAGAAACCAATACATAATAAGTATTCACATATGGCTGACGCTATCAGGTACGCTCTTTATAGTTTTTGCAAGTAATGAACACCCGCGGTTAAAATTTTATACTTGACATTTTGTTGCTATTGTGTTATACTGTATAATGATATTTTTAATATCATTTGAAGCGAAAGGGCTGCGCAGCCTTGTTACTGCTATTCCAGTAACTAGCTTCCCTTATTAACCTGAATAGAGGAAACAAAATGATTGGAATTTACGCAATAAGCTTTCACCAGATAAATGAAGTGTACATTGGTTTATCAGTACATACAGAGAAAAGGTTTAAAACCCATTTAAATAGTATGCTTAAAAACAAGCACCCTAACTATAAAGTTCAAGCAGCTTTTAATAAGTATGGTAATCCGGAGTTCCATTTAGTAGAAGAATGCTTGTTATCAGAATTAAATGCTAAAGAAATACTTTGGACTGATGAGTTTGATTCGTTACATAACGGATTGAATATAATCACACCAGGTGTTTCTGGGGGTTCTGGGTGTTTCCACGGTAAGTCTAGGTACTCAGAGGAAGAAATACTTGCAGCGTTTAAGCTATTAGTACATACGAACGTAACACATAAGGAAGTCTCAGACAGAACTGGCGTCTCCTATAACGTTGTACGGGACGTATCTTGCAGTATTTTACACAGCAGCTGGTTAAAAGAACAATTTCCTAAAGACTACACTATTTTAATGGCTAAAACAGGCACGAGAAGGTACACGGTTGCTATTGAGGCAGAGTCCAAAAAAGTGTATCTGACACGACCACCATTAAAATCCCCAGATGGCACGGTACACCCATTCACAACTAGTATAAGGGGTTTTGCTAGGTTACACGGATTAAATCAGGGTAACCTAAATCAGTTTCTATTAGGTAAACGCAAATCAGTACAAGGATGGACATTAGCATAATGCGCGCAGGAATTTATTTAATTAAGTTTCACAAAGAATGCCTATACATAGGTAAAAGCATTGACATTGACCGCAGGTGGAAAGAACATACTAACAGATTAATTAAGGGTACGGCTGCTAAGGCTATGCAGTATGCATACGACCGCTATGGTATGCCAGAATTCACGGTTTTAGTGTATTCTCACGCAGACCACATTGATCTGATGGAATCAATATATATTAACAATGACTGGGATAGGGGCGCACTAATAAACACCACTAGACCCGGGTTAGTGCCTGAAGAAGATATGGAGATCCTTTTAGATAACGTAGGGGCTTTAAAGTTCTCCACAGCTACACATATTAGAAATATGCATGACCTAAACGAAACAATAGAAACCAATGATTCAGAGCATGCGGAAGCAGTAGAACTACTTATGGAAAAGCACATACTAGCCGTTTCTGCGTTAGCTGACCCCATAAAGTCTGAAAGGGCGCGGTATCAGGAACTACTCAACAAAGATGAGTTCGTTGCGGGTATCACACAGCGCATAGCTTCACAAGAAGAAGAGCTTAATGCACTTAATAACGAAGCCAATAGACTAGCTGCAGAAATTTTACGACTTAATAAACGTGGGTTCTTCGACAGACTATTTAACACCTAATAAAAAAGCCCGCTTATTGTGGGCTTTTTTATGTCTGTACTATTTATATTCCTTTATAAACAAAGCACTACCACAACCGAATACTCTGTAGTACCCCGCTTCCTCCATAATCTCTCTCTCAGTTTTCTCATCAGAATAGATCTCAGGGAACAATGCTTGTAGTTTATGTTTTTGAAACTGCTGTCTATTAAAGGACTTTCCGTTGTATACATATACGTAATCTGGGGCTGAATTATGTATAAAGGTAAATCCCAACTTTAGGTAGAGACCACCAGTATTCCAACGTCTATCAGAGTACGAACCCACTGATATAGGGTTGTGATTTCTTTCAAAGTATTTTAGTAATTTAGAAGCACCACCAACCACTGAGTGCTCAAGCTTAGAGCAGTATCTTACTAGTTCATACTCATACGCGTCTGAAAACCTAGACATACAGAGAGACATTACAGCAACTAATTCTTCGCCACTAAATAATCCGGTATTCACACTGGTTTTCGCGTTACCCCCTTGGATATGGTTAGTTTCACAGAAGGTAGAGCACTCTTTATACGTTATATCCCTAACAGTACATTTCCTAGCGTATATCACGTCACTAAACCCAAATATTGTACGTAGCCTAGACTTAACTATACTGTTCTTAAACAACCATTCCTCGTCCGTAACTTGTATTAGCCTGAATTCTATACCCTCTACTAGACTTAATTTACCAATATGAAAGTCTTTGTCGCGTTTTTCCTCTCTATGGAAATAATGCCCGTTGTACTCAACAGCTATACCATAGTCGGGGAACACCATATCTAAGTCTCTTCCATTGTTTAGTATAGATCTCTCCTGAGGTATACACCATGTGCCCTCTGGAAGTATACCAAGTATAAAGTCCCTCACCTCTATTTCACCCTTAGAAACGGCGGAATGACACGTACCGCATCTATGCCCCTGCAAAAAGCTAGCCACCCCCTGCGTGTAAGTATGCCCCTTATTACAAATATAGGTTATCTTTTCACTGTTATTTAAAGGCTCGGGAGATATAAGCGTATATTTGGCTAACTCCAGTTGTTTGTGCATGTTAGGTAACACCCTGGTTTTTAATAAATAGTCTTTTCTGGAAAAACCATATACTTCTATTGTTTTATTAACTGCGTATACTGAAGAACCCAGTAGTTCTGCCAACTCTTCTATGCTTAGATTCTGTTCAATCCCGTCAAGTAGCTTGTTCAAGTTATCATCATCCCATTTAGTGTACTCGGGTACTACCCCCGCGCACACCCTACAGTCTTTCCGGTTCCCTTTACAAAGTAAATTACTAGGAATAACGTCCCAAGTATGACCACAGGGGCCTTTAACGGTGCATTTAGTCTTAGCACCCTTGTATTCCGTTTGTAGTATTAGTCCAAATTTATCCAGTATTTCTTGGGTAAATTGCTGTGTTGTCTTCGCATTTTTATGCATTAAATTATCCTCTTGTTCGATTTTTTAATTATACCGGGTTAAGCAACTAATGTCAAGTATAATTTTTTCGGAGGTGTACCATCAAAAAAATTATACTTGACTTTATGCGGCTAATGTTATATAATGGTAGCATAAATTTACGAATACAAAATAATCGATGGCAGCCAATACCGGCGGGAGAAAACGTGACCCAGTTAAGCACATTAGGGATAAGGCTAAAGCAGCCTACGTAAAGGATACAGAATGCTGTATATGTGGGGCCACGGAGGCACTAGAGCTGCACCATACTCACTCCCTCACCTTGCTACTAGAGAAGTGGGCCAAGACCTACAATGTAGACATAAGCACCGATGATGCCGTTTTAGAGATAAGAGAGAGCTTTATAGCGCAGCACGATACGCAGATCTACAAAGATGTATTTACGCTATGCCTCAAACATCATCAAGGCTTACACAGTATATATGGGAAAGCGCCAGCACTGCTCACAGCTAGCAAACAATCCGCTTGGATAAATAAGCAGAGAGACAAATTCAATGGTATTATTACTACAGACACTAGCAAAACTAGTTGGCTACAATTTAAGGTGTAAATATGGACTGGACATTTAAACAGCTTAGAGAGAATATATCCATCAAGCTAAACCCAGCACAGCCGCAAATAGCTCGGGAGGCCGGTTACAATATAGGGTCTGACCAATCGTTCTCCCTACTAAAAGCGTATGATCAGTTTGAGGTGATCCAACGTGGCGTATCAATGGTAGTTAGTGGGTGTGCTCTATTTGATGTGGACGTAAAGAACGTAAAACTTTCAGAAGGTATACCGAATCTAAGACAGGCCAAACTTAATTCCATACTAAACCATAAACCCAACCCTTTCCAGGATATTCAGACGTTTAGATGTCAGATATTCATGGACTTTGTATTAGAAGGTAATATCTTTCTATACTGGGATGGTGCAAACCTATACCACTTACCAGCAGCGAACATGCAGGTAATACCCGACGTTAATACGTATGTGGCTAAGTACACATATAATAGCGTTACAGATTACAAACCCAGTGAGATTATACATATTCAGGATCCTGGTATTACAAGTATGTATAGAGGTACTAGCAGACTAGCCTCTTGTGCTCGTAGCGTTAATACTCTCAATAAGATGAGAGAATTTCAGGACAGCTTCTTCGCCAATGGTGCAGTACCTGGATTAGTTCTAGAGACAGAAAATACGCTAAGTTCGGCAGCTAAAGAGCGGACTATTGCGCAGTGGTCTCAGAAATACAATGCAAAAAATGGCGCTAGACGTCCAATGATTATTGACTCTGGTCTTAAAGTTAAAGCTATATATGACGTTAACTTTAAAGAACTAGACTTCGACGTAGCTATGACCTCTTACGAGGTAAAAATATTAAAAGCAATTGGAGTACCACCTGTGTTATTAGAGGGCGGAAACAATGCAAACATATCACCAAATCTAAGGTTGCTATACTTAGAAACAGTTATACCAATAGTTAAGAAATACATTAGCGCACTAGAGTTCTTCTTCGGTTTCGACTTAGAACTTATTACTACTAATGTTTCTGCGATACAACCTGAATTGAGAGACATTGCGGGGTATCACTCTACGCTGGTTAATGGTGGAATTATCACTCCTGACGAGGCTCGCTTAGAGTTGCGTTATGAAGCGAAAGGTGGGGAAGCTGACGACTTAAGAATACCGGCAAACATTGCGGGTTCGGCAGCTAACCCTTCTCAAGGTGGCAAGCCGTCTGGCCCCGCTAATAATGACTAGGAAAGGAAGAATATGGTAAATAAGGTAATCCACCTTAATGGTATATTCAAAAAAGATTCAGTCCTTCCTACTGCTGGAGAATCAATTGAGTCAGTTTTCATTGAAGGATACGCCAATACTACTAGTGTTGACCGCTCCGGAGATGTGATTACTCAAAACGCTTGGAATACCGGGATGGCTAACTACCTAAAGAATCCTATTATTTTAGCGTACCACGACCATGATAGCCCAATAGGCCGAATGGTGGAACACAAGGTGGACAG